AGAAAACTCATTAAACTAGTCAATAAATAAGCCCTCCTCAGAGGGCTTTTACACATATCCCAAAGGTGGCTCAACATCATTAACGGTTACGCCGTGCAGTCGTATTGGTTGATATAGCCCGACTGATAGGTGTACTTGGATCTTTGATTTGATCACTGACAATCCTTGGTACCTCACGTGGAAGTGTCTTGTCCAACTCATCTTTAACAATAAGCCGGACAGTATTTTCATCCAGCTGCTCAGCTTCGACTGCTACGCCTTTCACTTGATTCACTACCTCAATCTTAAAGTTAATCGAAGGTGCACTTTGTTGTACTGATGCCATCTTCTCAGCCTGAGGGCGTGCAGATCTCCCCAAAGTAAAGTCATATACATCCTCAAGATTTGAACGATCCTGAACCAATCCATTTGGCGAGAAATACACTTTGCCATCGTGGACCAAATCTGAACCTGTGGAAATCCTTGAAGTATCTGCAGTCTTGTTAGGCTTATAGATAATTTGATTATCTTTATTCCTTTGGGCATCCATAAATGCCTGTGAACTCATCATCGCACGGCGCATAACATCAGATGATGCATTGTTCTTGAGAAATGCTTCAGGGTTTGCACTCTTACGCATACTCTCAACTAAATTGACACCGCCCCAACGTTTAATATCTGCCTGCGACCAAACTACTTCGCCTTTATGAACAGATCCAGCAAACTCGTATTTACCGCCTTTACCTGTATAACCACCATCAGCAAAGCCTTGGTCCTTGATTGCTCGTATGTTGGCAATAATGCTGGCACCTTGCGCAACGGCACCAGCAATCAATGGCAAGTTATATGGAAAGCCTACTTTTGCTGCCTGTGCAATGTTTTGCTGAATCGCAATACCCGCTGCAGCAATCGCATAGGCCTTATCAGCAGCAAACATAATCTTGTAAGCTTTAGATTGCTCACCGAACATGGAACCAAACGAAGCGGTTAAAGAGCCCATCATCTGCTGGCCATACATGATCTGAGTATTCAGCCGCTCATGCTGATACTTATCCTCAATATCTTTGGCATTTTGAGCATACTCTGCAGCAATAATATTCCGTTGATCTTGTGCGGCCTGTAAGATCGCCGTTTTCTGATTTTCAAACTCTTGCTGACTAATTAATTGCTGATCCATTTGTGCTTTGATTAAATCTAATGAATTTTGTTCATTTAGATTTGTTGCTGCCCGTCGACTATCAGCCAAACCTAATGCCGCCCCAGTCTGATCGCGTCTTTCCTGAGCTTGCCGATAGTAGTCAGAATTGTTATTCAAATCTGATTGAATACCACCCCAAGCCTGACCAGTTTTTGCCACTCTATCAAGGGTTTCCAGTCGCTCTTGATCTCGAGATAATGCGAGTCGTTTACGCTTCTCATCATCATCTTTTGCAGTTCTCGCTATTACTTCCCGTTCCAGACGATATCGTTCCTGCATTGCCTCGGATTCTGAAAGTAGAAATAATTTAGCTTGAAATAGGCGTTGCTCTTGAGCCAATTTAAGCAGACCTAGTTCTTGCTGCAATTGTTGAGCTAACAAATTAACAGCTTCCTTACGCTGTTTTTTAGATAGTTCCAGATCATGTTCAGCATCAAATTGACGTTTAGCAAAGCTTTCCTTCAAAAGTTGTTCTTCACTTTTGGTGAAGCTCTTATAGTCATCCAATTTTGTGCGTAATGATTCCTGTGCTATTGCAATATCATTTTCAGCACGGGCTTTAAGTTCTGCAATAATCTCTGCTTTTCGCTCAGGACTAAAATTAGCTTTATCAACCTCCTCTAACTTTTGAACCAGATCATTACGTATTTTAGTTGTTTGATCTGCAACTTCACTCTCAAGTTGAATCCGTAAACGCGCCTGCTCTTCAGCCATTTTAGAATCATCTTTAAGCATCTTTGAAAAATCATTTGATGAAATATCACCAGCTGAATACCCATTGATGCCTGCTAAATAGCCCTGAAAGTCTTTCCAATATTGATTGTTATATTTACCAATACCTTTACCTTTCTGAACATTTCCCTCACCAGCATGATACGCCCGTACAGCTTTCTCCAGATCACCTTTAAACAATTTGAGTAAGTAAGACATATACTTACCCGCACCCTCAGCAGACTGGGCCAAATCGGTTCGATCTTTAACGCCGTATTGCTTAGCGGTACCAGATAAAAACTGAAAACCTCCAGTTGCACCAGTATCTTTGTTATAGGCTTTTGCATCCCCTCTGGATTCAATCATGTGAATCGCAGATAGTGTCCCTGAAGGTAGTCTATATTTGGATTCAATATTAGAAAATCCAAACTTTGCAGCATTTTCCTGAACCTTTGCATTTACAGCTAAAACCTTCTGTTGCTTTTCAAGCTCCTTAGTGCGTTCTTTTTCCTTACTATTAATTTCATCTACAACATTCTTGTATCTCTGCTCCACTTCAATTGTTTTTAGTACACCTTGGACTACTTTCGAGCTTAAGCGTGTGCTAAAACCACCCATTTTCTCTTGAGCCTTAGCCATCTCTTCAGCAGCATCCTTACTAAGACCATAAGTTTCAATCAGAATACGCTTGAACTCAGCATAATTACGTCGATCAGCATACATTTGCTCCAATGATTTAGATGCATCATCTGCAGCCTTCTTGGTTTCATTGATTGCATTTGTGTGTTTCTGTTGTTCAATTGCTGCATTTTGAGCTTTATTGCCAGTTATGACGACCTCAATTCCAAACAGCTTAATTGCGTTTTTGGTTTTGTCGGCTTTGTCATAAGCCTCATTGTATTTGTCTATTTGATCCTTAAGCGCATCTCTTAGACTTGGCGGCAATTTCAATGCTGCTAATTGCTCGACTGCCTCTTTATAACTGATGGTACCTAAACGTGCAGCATTTGAGATCCGTGTAATTTCTACGTTTCCTTGCCCGTAATTCTGGATCTCAATCAGTGCAGCGCCAACACTTTGCTCTGTTTTCTTCAACTCCTTGTTCTGGGCTTCAAATGCGCTGGTTAAATCATTAATTGCTGTTTTACGGTCAGTGCCTTGTAGTTTTTTAAGTTCCTCGCTCGTTTTCTCGGCTACTTTAGCCTGCTCTTCTAATTTCTTAGTAGCCGCTTCAGTACGACCTTGAAGATACATATATCCCGCAGCTAAAGCAGTAACACCTAAAGTAATTGCCCCGATAGGTCCACCTACCAATGCAAGCAACCTTGAGCCAATTGCACGACTTGCATTTAGTGCATTCTGTGCTGCAGTGTTTGCTCCAATTGCCGCGGTTGTTTGATTCAAAGCAATTCTATGGGCAATTTCAGCCTGTGTTAAACGGATTGTTGCTGCAGCACGAGCACTACGTGTTGTGGCACTGTTATATTCAGCCCGAGCTAGACCAACTTCTTGAGCTGCCAATGTAGTAACCTGTCGTTGTCTTTGAACCTCAAGCGATGTTAATCTGACTGCACTTTCCGCTTCCGCCACTTGTGCTGCCCGTCTGGCTATGCTTGCCCCAACTGCTGTTTTAATAGCCACGGTTTGAGTCAGAATCATTTTTGTTAGTAAAGCGACCCCGCCCAATATTGCAACGTTTGCAATTGGTTCAAGATTCTTAGCTAAGCCTTGTAATGTATTTGATAAAAATAGTGCAGCTCCGCTAGATTGCCCTGCCTCACCTGTAAATTTAGTCACAGCATTTGATAACTGCATAAATGATTGGCCGATTGTGAAATTGGTTTTCCCAAAATCAGCCTCAATTGAACCTGACATTTTTTCGATGGCTTGAATCATTTTGTCAGTTGTGAGTAATCCCTGGGATGACATTTCCTTTAATTCGGCACGAGTTACACCCAATCCTTTTGCGAATACCTCCATCAAGTAACCTGCATTTTCGCTCATGCTGACAAATTCATCCCCATTTAGACTGGATTTATCAAAACTTTGGCCCAACTGGTAAAGCGCCGCACTAGCTGCTTGTGCACTTGATCCAGAGTTACTAATTGACTTAGAAATTGATTCTGTAATTTTTCCGACTTTCTCTTGGCTTAATCCTAGTTTCTCGCTGTTATACAAAACCTTTTGATAAATTGCCGCCGTTCCACCCCACTCCGCGCCAGATCTTTGAGCAATATCAAATGTATCCTGCATTGCTTTATTTAACGCTACTTGGCTATCGGTAACTAAACGAAGTCTGTTGTTTAAGTTGGTATATGCATCCATTTTAGATACTGCTGCCCCAACAGTTAGCAATCCAGCCATATAACCCGCCAATTGACGCGTTGCTGCTCCAAGTCGATCTGTGGATTGAGTCGCAAAGTCACCTCTTCGCTCAATGTTTGCGAGTTCTTGGGATAAAGCTCTGCTATTGCGTTCGGCATTACTTGAATCAATAACAATGACTAGGCGGGATTCTTGCGTCATATTACTATCCTCTAGGTAATAAAAAACCCGCTTTCGCGGGTTTGTTTGAGTAAACTTTAATGAAAAATAAAGTTATTAAATATTTTACTTAGCGGCACTTAGTTGCTCTTTAAATCTTTTCAATGCGTGATAAGCTTTACTATCTTTTGTGCCATCAATAATAGGGTTTTCTATTAAACCTTTGTTCGTATTTACACGAATCCAAGCTCTTTTTGCATTTAGGATCTTATCTACCACTGTCAAATCCGTAACAAATAGTTTGCTGGATTCTAAAATCATGTCATTAGAAAAATCGGTTAATTTATTTTCTCTTAGTTTAATAATTTCTCCATCTACATTTAAATCGACTGAGTTTATAGAAACGATCGTATTTATAACTGAAATCTTTAAACCAACAAGGTCGGGGGTATTACTTGACCAAATTGCGCCAATTAAAGGACATGCCATTTGATCGCATGCAACACTGTGCCCATCAATCGATACTCTCTTAGACCCATCAAAACCACTAGAGGAAACTTCAGGCGCAGAACCTGTTGTTGTTGCACATCCAACCAAACCCAAAACCAAGCTCAATAATATAATCTTTTTCATAAAACCACCCTCTTAAATCAAAGCATAATTTAACAAATGGATTAAATGAAGTCATTAAAAAACCACCCGAAGGTGGCTTTTGTTTATCTAACACTTATTTTGGATTTAGAAAGTAAAAATAAAAAATAAGTGATGCTAGCAAGATGCTGGCCACAGTTAGATAAAACCCCACTGTATTAAAGCTCTTTAAAAACTTATATATTTCCATAATTCACGCACTTTAAATACACCATAAAATTATAGCAGTTACTTCAACAACTTAATTAATAAAGGAGGTCAAATTATTATCACATAACTCACCCACTTTTACTTTTAGCCTTAGACTTTTTATGAACCTCATCTAAAAACAAATCATCCAAAGCAAAAATACAATCGTTAAAGATATGTGGACCAACAGGCAAATCATTATGCTCGGCATAAACATTAATAGCCTGCTGATCTATACATAACGGCGTACCCTGTTCATATCGTCTGGATCTGCAAATCGTGCCAAATGCCAGCAAGATAGACTCAGCGGCATAAGATGATTCGGGTGGCTCAGGAATATGACCACCTAAGAATTTGATTTGCTCAATTTCGTGCGACGTTTTCGATGCGTAGGTTTTTTGGTACTTGTAGAGTTCAATGACTTTCCCAAGATATCAGCCTTATCTTTATCCGCATCCTCTTGGATCTTCTGAGCCTCAGTTTTGATGAACAACCAGATCGAAATACCAATATCACCGAGATTAAACAATTTAGATGCGTTCTCTGCAGTGTAAGGTTGATCAGTCTCAACTGTTTTTCCTTCGACTACTTCTGCAAACACTACACCTTTCCAATCTTCAATCAGATGGGCAGCACAAGCATCCATTAGCAATTCATGGTAAAGCTTGTCACCAGGATTAATATCCATCACATCATAGCCTTTCGATGAAATCTGATTACCTGCTCGCTCGATCGCAACTTGAAAAGGCTTATAAGCAATACCACGAATCTTGAATTCGGCTACCACATTACCTGAAGCATCTTTAAACTCGCACCACTTAGACACTTCTGAACTTTTCACAATACCGACTTTTAACGCCATAACGACCTCTAAAATTTATGAAACAAAAAAGCCCATGGCATCCCATAGGCTTTGTTAATCAATATGTTTATTACACCAATGCACGCACAATGGTCGGACTGGTTCGCACCTGGGCAAAGTTGATATCAACAGTGATGATGTCATCACCACCGCCGTCAGGGTGATTGGCTTCCATCACTTCGAGCTGCGGGAAATTCAACGAGTATTTACTGCCTTTGCTATCAGTAATATCAAACGTCAGCGTAAACACATCACGGGATTTGATCGCATCGATCCAAGCCGCAGATGTAGCAGAGAACATGAATGAAGCATTCGCCTCAATATCCATCATCTTCTCTAAATAAAACTCTGGTGTATATTTGCCTGAGCCAATACAACGAATGGCTTCTAAATTGTTGTTGAATGACAATGTGAGTGACTGCAGACAAGCTTTTCCTTGAATTGACTGACCATTAATCAGCAGCTTATCAACATTCGGCATACTGACCACGGGACGGCTTGACGCTGCAACAGAATTCACTACAGGATTAACTTGTTGACGGGTAAATGAACTACCCACCAGACCAAAGTTACCTGTGATCTTTCCTGTAGTTTGAATCGTAATTTCACCTGTATTAACTTGCACACCACGATAGATAAAGACTTGGCCAATATCTTCAAAGACTTTTACCAAGGTCAGCGATTTACGTACACCACCACCAAAACTGATTGCATTTGCAGCCCAGTTATTGAATGCCAAGACACTCAAGAATAAATCAAAAGTACCGATCGACAATTCAAACTCTAACTGGCCAGTAACTTCTGCCTCAGTTACTGCTGCACCCTGACGAAAGCGTGAATCCACCACTTCATTACTTTGTTCTGTTGAAACGTTTTCAGATAACCCATCTGAAACACGGCGGACAGTATACCAAATTGGATTTGCTGGAGTTGTTCCCAAAACTGCTTCTTCACAAGCATATAAACGGATTTTTGCGCCTGAACTCATTTATAGTTCTCCCAAATTTAGGCATTAAAAAACCCGCTGATTAAGCGGGTTATTAAAAAGTTCATTAAAGTGGCTCGTCTGTGACTTCTGGTGGCTCAAAACCTGCCATTGCCGCGGCTACTGCTTCAGATAAGTTTGTAAGCTGGAAATCAACAGGCGGTTCAATTGGTGACTCAATTTCAGGCGCTGCTTCTTCATGTAGACGAATATCAATCCAACGCCCCACGGGAATATCTAGCGGATTTTCTAGATCTGCTACAACTGCAGCAAGCTCAAAATCAAACTTGCGCTTGTAAGTTTTAACTGAGATATCTCCGTTTCCTAATGTTTCATATACAACTGCGACAATCGTATTCCCATTTGCATCCTTAGGTACTTCGATATACCAACCTTCTTGCGCAAATCCAAGTGAGCCTTTAATCAGATAATCACCAACACCATGTTTCTCAAACTTAATCGGCTGCTTTTTAGCATCCATATTGAGATCAATATAATCACTAAATAGCTTAGCAACTGGAGAAGCTGCTTTAAGGAAACCTGAACCATCAACAGTCGTGTTATGTTCACCCCGTAAAGCATACCAAGGTGTATAACTGCCATTGTAGCCTCGGCGTCTAAACCCAAAATAGTTGGAAGATGTGCCGATACAAATGTGAGCTGCATGCTCTACTGTGCTTGCCACGTTTAAACCAATGACATATTGAGCAAAAGTACCAGGATAATCTCCAGCTGCGCCAGCATTAGCCGATGTACTTTGCAAGCCTAAAAAACTACCTCTATTATCAAAACTTGCTAACGGTGCGGACGTTAACATGAAGTTCGTTGCAAAACCGTTATTCACTAAGCGCTGATATTCTATTGAACTTGCGTCAACTAAACGACGCCACGCGGACCAAGTTGCTAAATCCGAAGTAGATCGATACCAAATTCGTCCACTCGTTGCTGAAATATACACTTGGCTTCGATAACTGTTTGAACCCGAAATACTTGTAACGAGTAAAGAGCCTACAACACCAGTTTCAGGAAAATTTAAAGCCACCGTTGCACTAGCAAAAGTATCGTTACCATAGAAACCCACGGCGGTTATGTTGTTTAAGTCTGCACCACCTACATCCGTATTGCGTAATGGTTTTCCAAATCCAAAATCTCCAACACGTAATACGCGACCAACAGTGTCATCAGATACTGATGTTGTTAGCGTTCCACCCGCGGCAGTGCCAGCACCTTGTACCTGAGACAAATTGGGATTTAAATTTGGTATGCCAGAAGCAAAAGGCAATATGAATTGCCGCTTACCTTGAGCTGCATTGTAGGGATATGGACGATGATCCCAATTAAATTTAAAAACTAGATTGGCCATTATGCTGTCACTCCATCAATTACCTGAAACGTTAAAGTCTCCGAATGTTGAGTTACACCACCGACCACAGCCTTAATATCCATCTGACATAAACCCAAAGGCCATGCCGAAGTACTTGCACCTGATTTAATGTTTAACCAGCCCTTTTGATTTGCTTGGTTTAATGCAACGCAGGTTAAAGTCGCAACAGCACTCCCATCAACAAGGGCTTTCACCTGCGATGTAAATGCAAAACCTGTTAAATCAATTGCACGGCGTACATCATCAGGCGGAAATTGCAAAGCCTCATCAGTATCAACAAGCTGTAGATTAAGGTTGAAGGTGTCACCGCGCTTAAAAACAAAATTGCTCATAAGTGATTCCTATAGACATAAAAAAACCACCAAATGAGGTGGTAAGGGATTAAAAATATTTAAACTGCTTTAATTGATTTTATAGCCGATCGTTACGTTGTACTGGATGAAGTCGCTATCCTTGCCTGCATTGATTGCCTGCCCCTGCAGACACTCCAAGTGATCCTGATTGAAATACTCGAAATGAGCCAGTAATGCATCGCTGAGCTCAGTGATAGTTTTCTCTCCAGTATGAGGTCGGTCGAAGCATTGAATCATGATATTGCCCGTTCGCCGTGTACATGGTTGATCAGCAATGCCTGAGATAAAGCTTGATCCACCCGCTATCGTTAAACGACACCATAAGCCTGTTTTAGGCACGTTAAAGCTTGGGGCATTTGGATACTGGATTCGTTCTTGATCAATGCCAGTGAAGCCCTGCATGCGTGCAATGATGGCTTGTCTTGCCTGTTCAAGTGTCATTGCCATTTTAAACACCATACTTTTGAGAAATGAAGTTAAACGTAGTGCTATAAATACCTTGCGGTGCTTGCTTCGACCAACCATTTTCTAAACGCTCAGCATAAGGTTGATTGTTCTGTATATAGACCAGATTGCCCAGCTTAATCCGCACTGCTTGAACTGCCGCATCCTGTACGGCGTTTGTTTCAGGACCACGTTTTCCAAAGTTACCAGATCCGATCGATACAATATGAGATGCACGATAAGCACCCGTATCAACTGGACTTGAAACGACCAAAGACTGCACCGTATCCATGGTGATTTTCTGAATGAGTTTTTCAGTTCCCTTAACAACTGCTACGCTAAAGTCAGTTGGCTTTTTCCCCTTCCATCCCATCTCCCACCTCGCTTTCTTCATACATCTTAAATAGGTCCTGAGCGATAGCCTGAATTGAATACGCTTCAAATTCGGTACTCGGATCACGTTCACCCATTAACAGTCTAACCTTTTGCCAAACATGTACCGCTTCATGTAAAAGCAGCCCAAAAACCTCAATTGGATTTCGATCCGAAGTATCACCCAATTGCACCACTGCATAAGCGCCATCCTGGTAATAGTCCACTTGTGCAGCTGCACCCTCGATCGAGAGGAACTGATCAGCCTCTTGCATGTCATCAAATAACAGATCCATGTGTATTTGATTGCGGGCAAGCGTATATTGAACATGCTGAAATGGTGACATGTACCATTCAGGTACATAGTTTGTATTTACCATGATTCCTCACTAACTAGGCAAAGGCGTTTCATGCTGTTCACGCCCATCAAATGAGTAATGAATAAAAATGCCATCCTTAAAATCGGGATGGCATTCACAGTGAAAAAGTGTGTGTGGTTTCAGATCATCATCAGGTACCACCTGAACGCTGTCATGAAACTTATATACAGTCCAGCTCATTACACCTTCCTCAACTGACATTTCCAGATTGTTTCGGCTGGATCTTGCTGAATATGCATCACTCGAAACATACCAAGTGGCGTAAACCACTCATCGTCTATTTTCGGCACCATGGTTACCTCATTCTGCAGAACAACCGCCTTTTTATCGGTGGCCAAGACTCCAAGCGTTTGGATCTCGTACTGACTATATGAGCCAAACAAGACACCACGGCCAGAATAATTCTCTCTAATCGACGTGTGGGTTTCAGTCAAAGGATTCCAATCAGTTTTTATGATCCGCTCACACGAAAATGATTGAACGGCATCTGCCAGATCTTCATTAAATGCCTCGGCAATATCTGCCTGTAGTTCATCACGTAAGCTCATATCACGCCCTATAAATTGGAATGCCGATTCCGTTAAAACAGTTATTGGGATCTTTTAAGTCAAGCGACTCAATGTATGCCATGGCAATCTGTTCGAAGCTTGAAAGTGATTCAGAGCCCTCTTGAAACTCTTTTTCAGACTCTACTGAATCAGCTTTGACCTTTTTCCGTTTCAATAACTGTTCTTTGCCGTTATATATTGCTTTGGCCAGAATACCTTTAATAATTTCACAGGCAGCATCTTTTAATAATGGATCTATTGGATCAGGAATAAACCCAATTTTATTTTTCATCCATGTATTCGCCAGGATTACCAGACGTGCTTTATCACTGTCTGGTGCAAAGGCTGGTCCTAAAATTTCATTTGCGTCATCGACGGTGATAAAGCTCATTTGTTTACTCCTTCGGGATCAATTTAAGAAGTTGCGCTTTTGTAGCAGTTGGCTTGTAGCCAATGTCTTTACTGGTGAGCAATTCTTTAATTTGTTCTTCATCCCAGCTTTCGTAATCCACAGGTTTTGGTTTATCGTTTTGATTTTCGATAGCAGAACCGCCTGTGAGTTCACCAATACGCGAACTCATTGCACCAACATCATTTTGGAATGCGTCATATTCTGCTTTTAATAAAGAAAATTTCTCATTAATCGCTTGAACTGATTTTTCCGCAATGATTAAGGAATCTTTCAAACGTGAATTTTCAGAGGTCAAATCTGAATGATTTCCTGCTGCCTGTTCCAAGATTGTTACTTTTTTACGTAGCTGTAAGTTTTCCTCAGTTACCTTTTCACATTCAGAGTGAGCATCATCAATCAATGCCTGTAATTCCGGTGAAATACCTACAGCCAAATTAACCATGGCTGATGATCCGCTTGCACGTTTGTAATGAAGCGGCACATCACCGCCATATTCATCTGCTGGCTCAACAGAGCTATCATTAGCAGCCAATCTGGCATTACGTAGCACCCACCCTTCACCCTGCAGCATTTGCACATTTGCTGCCGAAAAATCATTAGTGAAGTAAAGCTTTTTCAACTTAGATTTCAT